TTAATTTTTCGAGTCTATCAAAAATAGAATCGAAACCGACGGTCCATGTAGAACCAGGCCATGTATATGTATTTGTCATTATTATTGTCCTCCTATTAGGCAGGGTTATTGTTGTGAGACCCCTAAGGCATCTCATTTAAGATAACGTCGTGCTATCTTAAAATTTTATTTATACACTTTTAACGTTACCAATTGAATATTTAGATTCTAATTTCCACTCTGATTTATCTCGGTGAGAAATGATCTTAATATGTCTTAGCGTTGTTTTATCCTTTGCTTGTTTTGGATCTACAATATTCAATAATCCCCAATCAGAAAGAAGAGTTGTTATTGAATTTCGTCTACAAACATCATCATATGTTAAGTTAGACGGTTTACCATCAAGCATAAAAAGCTCTTTAAAATGAACAATGAAGTATCTACCTTGCTTATGTAAAATATGGCAGCTTTGGAACAATGTTTTATAATCTTTCTTCGAAGAAATTCCTATTCGCGTAAGTGTTTCTTTGATCTTTAAAAAATCATCTGGTTCTTCGAAAGATATCTCAAGCATCTGGCTTGGATCCCATTGTACTAAATCTTCTTCATTCATAAGCTTAATATTATATTACATTGTTAAAATTGTATTTATAATATTAAGCGTTTTGGCTTATTGTGTACCTCCTTTATCTAATCGATTACGTAGTGTTTTAAGATCGTCTTTACTGAATAGCGAATATACTTGTTCAGCTTTTTCTTTTGAATAGTTATATGTTTTCTGTATTACTTCTAAATCAGATGGATCTTTCATCTTCTTTGCCCATTTCGAAAACCTCTTCCTTGGTCGAATCGCAGTAAAGAGAAAATCATACTGCATTTTAGGTGGAAGCTGATGACGAATATTCAATTCATTTGCTAATAAAACAGTATCATTAAACTGAGAAAATCCACGATTGATTATATACGGAACGTATTGTTTTGATGGACAATCTGGACTTAACATCTCATCACCATCATATGCCTTACAATCCTTAAGTAGATTTGGCTTATGCTCATTGATGCTTTTTATAAAATCAAATGGAGATAGTTTACTCATGTTATTTCCACTGTGATGATGCCATAATTTCAGTTAGGCATGCAACCATATTCAACTCTCTATCGCTTACAAAGCTAGCCTTATATTGATAATCAGCTAAGATAAGAATGATGCTTGGTATCGATTGACTCTCGGCATAGTCATAGAGCGAATCGTATATTTTACGAAATACAACAGAAGAATCAACGTCTGAATTGTTTGTTACCCAATTACGCATATTCTTAAAGTCCTTTGTCTTTAGATGCGATATAAGTTGAGCGATGTTCTGATCAGACATACCGATAAGAATATCAGATGAAATTTCACCAGAAGCAGAATGTCGTTGACATTCATTAAGAACACGTCTCCAATCTGGAGCATAACGCATAATTAAATCGGCAATTACCTTATTGTTATACTTAACACTTTCTTCATTAAGGATTGTTTGAAGCCGCTTCATGAAATGAGCTGCCAATCCAGCAAGTTGCTTCTTATTGGTATTGAATTCAATCACAGAACACCGTGAGTGAAGAGGTTCAATAATGCGATTCTTGAAATTACACGTAAGGATGAATCGACAATTTGAACTAAACTCTTCGATAAATCCACGAAGTGCAGGTTGTGTTGATTGTGCATTGAGATAATCAGCCTCATCAAGGATAACAACCTTATACTTACCACCGTTTAAAGAAACAGTAGAAGCAAACTGTTTAATAGTAGAACGAAGAGTATCGATATTGCCTGATTCAGAGGCATTAATTAGAAGATATTCTAGTCCTAACTCATTACATAATGCTCGAGCAACTGTTGTTTTGCCTAATCCAGCTGTACCAGATAAAAGCATATTGTGAAGTTCTCCATGTTTGACAACTTCAGTAAATGTGTTTTTTAAATCCTGTGGAAGGATGCACTCTTCAATGGTAGTTGGTCGATAGCGTTCGACCCATAAAAATTCACTCATAATCTATAATATAACAAAACTGTTTACGTATGTAAACTCAAAAGAAAATGAGCAGTTTATAACGACATACTCAGGTCGATGAATTATTCAGCGGTTGCTTCTTCTTCTTCTTCAACAGCTGCTGGTGTTTCCTCTTCAGCACCTTCTTCTTGCTCACCTTCAGCAGGAGCATGGAACTGAACAAACGCAGCAAGACGGTCACGCAATTGACCAACAGACGATAGTTCTTCACCACGGAAAGCTCCGCGACTTGTACATACATCGATAACTTGCAACGCTGCAGTAAAATCAGCCAAGCTGATTTGTGGTTCTTGTGTTTCCGTTTCCGGAGTTTCTACTTTTTCTTCACTCATATGATTAATATATTTTATTGTTTAGTTTGTTGTTACGTAACGGATGTCTTTTCGAGAGCAATCCAATATTCAACTGGACTATTATTTATACATTTCCAGTGTGAAATTAACTTAGAACTTACAGAAACGCTATAATCTCCTGTAATTAGCTTTAGATTAGAGATAAGAAACTGAAAATCAAATGCTGCTTCTGTGTCATATGATGATTCAATCTCATGTTGAAAGATATTCGATGATGAATTACTTGGATCTTTCACTTGCAAATATAGCTTATCGTCACCAGCATTTGTAGTAATTGACACTACTGGATGATTAAGCGCAGAACCTGCACGTCGAATTTGGTTAATGACTTCAGCACTTAAGCTTATTGTTACATCTGCTTCAGGCATATTAACCTCGCGCTCAGGAGATGTGAGAATAGACTTATCAGCATATCGATATGTAAGCGATGTAAGATTAGATTTAATAGTTACTGATGTATCACCAAACTCAAACTCGGGATTCTCAATAAGAGAAAGCGCAGAGAGGAATTCATTCAAATCATAAATTCCGATATCCTTATCAAAGGATTCAGGAACTACACAAGAAGCCATAATATTTTTAGCCTCAGCTATTGTTGATAGCCTGTTACCTGATTGGATAACAAGGTTTGGATTAACCGCTGAAAAATTCTTCAGCACATCTAGAGTTTCTTTACTAATTTTCATAATATATTATTATACCCTTTATTTGTTGTTTTGTACATAGTAGAATTCTAAAAGAAACATCATACAACAAATAGCGTGCGCAGCATGATGAATTCCAGTTTCAGGATCGTGTGTTTCATCTTTTAATAAAGCCCACATATGGCGTTGAGCTGCAGCAAAGTAACGATCATTAAGATCATCTAACTTTTTCCAATTGTGCCGATCATACTTCTTAGCACCAATAGTCAGCACCTTTACTACATCATCTAAAGCAAAAGGAGGAACTAATGAATAATCTGGTTTATTACCATCAAACTTAATTCCACCATTTGTAGAAGTCTTTTTAGCTTCTTTTGCTAGTTCAGACCACTTTTCTTGTTGAACTTCGTTAATATTTTGGTTTGTCATTAAAAAATTGCCTACCCTCCGATTAAGGAGGATAGGACTTTCAGTTAGTTAATTAGTTATGAATTACGATCTCCATCGCAAAGTATTTAGAATGGTCGTTCTTCTGCATTATTGATGCATGCTTCCATAGTATCTTCATTAGACTCAATGGTATTACCATCTTCATCAAGCTGAGATTCATCAATCTTAGTATAAAGGTCAAGGAATGCGATACGTGTTTCGTCATCAAAGCGATTAATACACATTTGAATTGACTTCATCCGATCGTTAAAGATAGAGTGCGACTTAACGATGTGGCATAAACGGCGAGTTGAAACAACTTCATCAACACCATCAGCTTCGAATGTCTTACGAATAACATTTGACCATGCGATAAGCTTATTAGCAAACTCCTCATCTTCAAGGCCGAACTTACTCATATGAGCCATAACAATCTTCTTTTCAATTGTAGCAGATGGGAACTCCTGATCAATAGTACAAACGAACCGTTCAAGGAAGGCATCGTCAATGATAGATGCCGCGGTGAAGCGACCATCATCTGATCCACGACCCTTTGTATTAGCAGTGGCAATAACGTTAAAGCCATTTGCTGGAGTCACAACTTGACCAGTCTTCTTAAGGAGAACAGGATTACCCTCAAGCACTCCTTGCAGACACATGATTTTGTTTGTAGCACGATCAATTTCGTCAATAAGCAATATGCAACCACGTTCCATAGCCTTAATGATCGGACCTTTTTGGAAAACCGTTTCACCATTGATCAATCGGAAACCGCCAATCAAATCATCTTCATCTGTTTCAGGCGAAATCTGAACTCGA